ATATCATCTGAAAACTCAAAGTAGTCTTCATCTTCCATCCATTTTAATACACCATCATTAGTTTCACCATCAAAGGTAACTGTAATATCTGTACCTGCAGTTGCATCACCAACGGTAATTGATGTCCCTAATAGTTTAGTGATTGGTCCACCCTCACCTGCAGTTCCATCGTGGGTATGTCCTGAACTAGCAGCAAAGGCCGCTAATAATTGGTCAAACTCTGCATTAAAATGAGATGCTTCAATAGTTCCACCATCAACGATGGTTGCAGAACTTTGTCTTGTGTAAGTGTCACCCATTTATTATCTTCTTCCTCCTGCTGAAAATTCCATTTCAAATCCCTTTAAAGCTACTGGGTTATTATTAGTTGCGTCTAATATTTTTGCTGCAACAGTAAAACCACTACCTTCAACTGATTGTCTTATTAAATTAGAACCACTAGAACCATATACTGCTGTTCCATATGTAGATTCTGTTAGTCCGTACTCTGCTATGTTACCTGTTCTACTTAATGTGTAAGGGTCAGGTTGTGGAACAGCATCATCACTAAAATCATACTCTAATAAAAAACTAGATGATATAGTTCCTTCTGGATTAATGTTCCAAATTACCCTTTGAAAATTTTTTCTAATACCGGGGTCGCCCATTGTCATATCAGGTGAACGATAAATACTACTTATATTTTTTGAAGTGCTTGCTTGTGTAAAAACATTTCCTGATTCTTGTTTATATACATAGCCATCATATCCACCATTAACTATTGTTTCTGTGCCTGATATAAATTCTGAATCACAACTAGAAACTTTTAAACCTTTTAAATCACTATACTCAAATCCTAAACTTCCTGTATTTGGATTAGCTTTAATAACAGATAGTAAACCTGCTGATGAATCTTCTGCTTGTGAAGTTCCTGTAGGAAAAAATAATCTGTATTGTGATTTACTTCTAATAACTAAAGAATTAATATTATGTGTTGTTATTCCATTAATTCTTTTTTGTATTTGTTTTGATACTGTTCCTAATTCCGTATCGTCAATTCTGTCTGTACCTGCAATAGTTCTTAATCCATCAGGTGCTAAAAATAAAATGTCTCCACCTAATTCCTGTATACTTCTACCATCTGTACATCCTATGTTTCTTGTAATAGGAGTAATAGCAAAATCAGAAGATGAACTGCCTGTTAATTTAAATATTTTATCTTTACCAAAAATAATTAAACTATCACGAAAAGCCTTTAGTCCTACAATTTCTGTATCAACTTTAATTGTACCACCACCATTACCACTAGTAAAATCATTAGTTTGGTTTGGCCCCATAAAACTAACTTCTTGTATGTTACTAGAATGTCCTGCAAAAAATATATGGTTTTTAAATATTTCTACAAACTTAAAGTTAGAAGTTCCTGTTGCATTAACAACACTAGTGCTAAAAGAAGTATTTAATATTTGTGGATTAGATGTTCCTGTAGTAATAATAATTTTATCCGTACCATCAAAGTTAAATAATCTATGTTCGTAATTCTGTGTTGGTGTTCCTAAACTTGTAATAGTTGATGTCCAACTACCTGAACCTGAACTTGCTCGATGTATACTTCCACCTCTACCTGCTAATACGACATTATTAAAAATAGCAGTAAAAACAACTCTTTCACTAGATGCAGATACTTGAGGAACTATATTAGAATTAAATTTTTCAGTTCCTAGTATTTTTTTATATCCACCTTCAATGTCTGGTTCAAAGTTTTGTAATTGTAATGCCTCACCCGGAGACATAGAGAATACATCTTTATTTAAGATTAATCCTCCACCTAAACTAACAACTGAAGGTTGAACTTGTGCCATTCTATGTATAAGTTAAAACAGATGTATTACTTGTTGTTCTAGATGTTGTATTTAAATTTACTCTTGTATCTTTCATATACTCTTGTCTATTCAACATTTCTGTTCTAATTCTTTGAACTCCTCTTTCGTATTCTGCATTAGCAATATTTGCCATAGGTACATCGTCTCTTAATTTATACAAATAATACTTTGCTCTATTAACAACTACGTCAGCATAAATATCTGGTAAATCTAATGTATCTGTAGCTGCAGATAACTCTGCATGTGTTTTAAAATATTCGTATTCTACTGTATAAAAATCTCCATCAGGAATAGGAGATAATCCGAAACTTAAATGGTCTTGTGTTCTATATACAAATAAAGGTTTACCATACTGTGAATCACTAGTTACTTCATCTTTAGTATATTGTCCTTGTAAATATGCATCGTAGCTAAGATAAGATAAATGACTAGGTATTTCATCTTGTGCTACTCTAATAAAATCTATATCTAAATTATCAGAAGATGAGTTTGCTAATCCTACAAACACAGAACTTGTTGTAGGTGTAAAATTAGTTGATAATATTTTACCATTACCTGTATCGGTTACAGTTATAGTATCAGTTAAAACTTGTGTGCCACCAGAAGATGTTCCTACTTTTAACGTAATAGAACTACCACTAGAACTTGGGTCCATGACTCTAACACTTAGTCGATGTTTTTTATTGGCAACGGTAGTAATAGATTGTGTTACTTCTGCAGCATTTAATCGTAGTCTACCATTACCTGTAGAGTTATAGGCAGGACTACCACTAACTGTTGTCCAACTAGATATATCAGATGTAAATTCACCATTAGTAATTCTTTCTGTGGGTCTAATTCTAAAACTATCAAAGTCTGCTTTTCTAAATGCAGTAGGAAAAGTATATTCTTGTTGGCCTGAAAAGGTAGCTTGTGTTCCGTTTGTATGTAACCAAGGCCATTCTAACTCAGCCATATATAATTCATTAACAGCTTTATTAATAAAGTTTTTAGCAGAAGTTTGTATTCCTCTACTAGAACCAAATGTAGCAGATGTTAATTCTACTTCATTTAATTCATTAAGTGCTAGGTTTGTTAATGTTAAATATGTTTTGGTTCCTGCCATTTGCTATCCTGTTTTGATTGATTAATTTGGTCTATTTCTTTTGCTGTCATACAAACCATCATACTTGAATGTATGGTTTCTACGGGAAACTGATTTTCTATAGATTCTTTTAATTCTAGTTTTTTAGTTTTTAAAAATAAATCACAAGTTTCTATTTCCATAAACTCTACGAATCTATATGTAAAAATTTTTGGAGATACTTCTCCATGTAGTAATATAACTAATACGATAAAAAATTTCATTTAATTTAAGGAAGGGGCCTAAGCCCCTCCCCCTATATTCCTATATTAGGAAATAGTAACATTCATTGCTTCTGAGTCACCTTGACCATCATAGTCAGCTAGTACACAGAATACACGGACTTTACAGTCCACTGCACCTGTTGCGACTACTAAGTCAATAGTGTCAGCAGCAGCATATACACCATAACCGATAGATGTAGTTCCCATTGAACTGTCACCTGCTCTTGCTCTGGTTACTTCCATACCTGCAGTTGCTGTTGAAGCTGCAACGTATCTATCTACGTCTGCTCCATCACCAAGAGATAATGTTCCAGAGTTACCTGCACCGTCAGCAGTTAGGACATCCATACCTGCATACAAACATAAAGTGTTTGCCGGTACTTCGATTACTTGTACAACATCACCCGCTGCGTTAGTGAAAGAAGAAAAGTCCACAACTTGTGTGACCATTCTTACTGGCTTACCGATTGGTAGACTAGCTGCAGAAGATGTATTATTTGATACTGTTAAAGTTGCCATTTAATTATCCTCCTATTAGTCTATTAAGATGTGTGAAAGAACTAAAGCATTGTCACGCAATACTTTTCTTCCAAACACGTGTAAACCTCTAACTACATCTGAGAAAGATTCAGGGTGTCTAATTACCTCAATCTTTGCAATGTGATTAGCTGTTGCTGTAGATGACATATGACCACCTAATACTTTAAAGAAGTTCGAAGTTGAACTTGCTGCAAAGTTGTTTGTCATGTATACATCCATGTTCATGATTTTACCGCTAAGCACTTTACCATTTCTTAATGGTGTTGCATTACCGGTTGTATCACTCATTAGCTTACTGTTTGCTTGACCTAGTTGCTCTACAAACTCAGGACCTGCTAAGAACCATCTGTTCTCTTCAGGTACATCAGCCGCATTAAGCAGTCTGTTGTGCTTTGAGATTGTGTCTACTGGGTCTACTTCACTCGAACCAAAACCAACATCTTGGTCTTGGCCTGAGCCTGTATCTGCTCCTAGTAAGTGGTCAGGTGAAGATGAACTTACACCTGCTACCATTGCTGCGATTACGTTTTTGTCGTACTCATTCTTGAGTGCATAAGCACCAGAAGAAGTTGCAATTGATTCAAAGTTAACATGAGAGTGTCTTTCCTCAATGTCATCAACTTTAAATGAAAATGCGTTTGCTTGGTCGACAACAAGTTGGATTTGGTCATCAACGATATCTTGTGTGTCAACGACTGCTCCTCTTGAATACGCACTAACAGTAATAGTAGGTTCTTTGATTATATTGACTGTGTCACCAAAGTTTTCGATTTCACCTGCATAGTCAGTATTAGTAATTGCTTCTACTACTGATGCGGTTCTGAAAAACTTCTGGACTTTTTGGGAATAGATAATCGGACTAAAGTTTCCTTTAGCTAGATTGTTATGTCCCGAAGTGCTTGAAAAAGCCATGTTATCGTCTCCTATTATTTACTTTAAAATTGATATGAGTTAACTATTTATACGATTCTACCTTCTCTGTGAGCCTTATCAATTTCGTTTTCGAACTTAGCATATTCATCAGGCTTCATCTTTTTGATATCATCCCATGTCCATTTTTTCTTTTCGGATGGTGTTTCAGATACTTTAGTTTTAGAAACTGCTTTTGCTGCTTCTTTCTTTGCATCATAGTTTACCTTCTTCGTAGAAAGTCCTCTGTCATACTTGTACAAATCTATTGCACGTGCTGCAGATTTAGGATTATCGGTGTTATCATAAAGCCAAGATTGAACTGTACTATCTTGTACAGAAGCCCAGTCATGGAAATCAGAACTTTCTCTAATTTCTTTAAAGTCTGGATGCTTCTTTGCAAGTTCTACTTCTGCTCTATCTCTAGCTAACGAAGTTTGTTGTTTTTTAATTTGCAACAATTCTTCTTCCATTTCTTGTTTAGCTTTCATAGAAGCTTCTGTAGATAATTGCATTACAGAGTCATACATATCAGGATAGTCTTTTCGCCATTCTTCAAGTTCTTCTTTAGTTTTAAAGATTGGTTTAGAGGCTACCGCTTCTTTTTCTTTTCTAAGTTTTAAAACTTCATCTTTGTGCTTAGATATAGTTTCATCGTAATGCCTTTTTAAGTCGTCATATCGCTTCTTAAATACGGCATCTTCTACTCCTACAGGGTGGTCCTCTTTAGGTTTCGTCTCGTCAGATTCTTCCTTAGATTCTTCAGTAGCTGTTGTTTCGATTTCCTTGTCCATCAAATTCCTATTAGGATGTTTGTATGGAGTTGGATTTGCGACATCTTCTGTTGCTTCGGAATTTTCTTCTACAACAGGAGTTTCTTTATTGTCTTGTTCCATTTATTCTCCTTCGGGGTGCTGTTGGATTCAGGTCGCCCCCATATGCAGGGCCTCTATTGAGAGGGTGGCTGCGTCATCATACCCTGTCCTTGTGTAGGTGCAGGGCTTTCTCCTTGCGGTGAAACTGGTTGTTGTGGTTCAGGTATAGCTTCTTGCATTACCATACCAAACTCAGGTCCAAATACTTTAGACATAAAATCTCTAAACTGTGGTACATTTAGTTGTGTAATTAATTCTCTTTCTGGTTCTTCAAGATTTTGTAAATTGTTTGAAACTTGTCTTGCTGATACTTTTAATTCCATAGGTTGAGCAGCAGCCGGAGATGTGTTAACATCTGCTCCCATCATACCTTGTCTCATTTCTTCTTCCATTAGATTCCTCCTCTTAATCTTTCGCCTGAAACAGATGCTCCTGCTTTTGCTCTTTCAAATTTACCTGTAGTTGCTGTTCTGCTTTCTCTTTGCTTTTGTGTTTGACCTGTTTCTCTTTGTCTTTGTTCTTGAGTTCTAGGTTTATCATAAGTTTGTTTTTCTGTACTTTCTTGTATTGTTTTTTGTTTTTGTTTGTTATACTCTTCAACTACTGCCATAGCTTTATCTGCTTCTTCTAATTGTTTTAATTTTTTTTGTGCTCTTTCATATCTATCTTTATATACTTTATTATTTTCAGGTCTTAAATTTCTATTTTCAGAAAAAATTGTTTCTAAATCTGTAATATAATTTTTTGTTGATATTATTGCTCCAGGTAAATTTCCAAAATCTGCTTTTGTTAACATTCCGAAATCTGGTCTAACAAAAGATGTTCCTTCAAATCTAGGAGTTACAGTTTCTGTTAATCCTGTTCTAGTTCCTGTTAATCCTGTGGAAGGTTCTGAAGGTTTTTTAT